TTTTCACATGAAGTTATTGATACTGGATTAGAATTTATTGATGATAATGCTAATATTAATGACAACGTAGTATCAGTTGATTTCACATTAGGTTCTGGTTCTGGTGATTTTACTGTAGGTGAAATAGTATACCAAGGTGTTGATTTCGATACATTAACCGCATCTGGTAAGGTTATATCGTGGAATAGTGGTACTAAAGTATTGAAATTAAATGATTTGCATGGTAATTTTATTCAAAATAATAATGTGAAAGGTGATACGTCTGAGTCTATATATATGTTAGGAGCAACACATGAATATATATTCAATGAAACAAGCGCGACTGCGGATAATATTATTATAGATGGTAAAGCTGATGAAGTTATAGATTTTTCAGTTAAAAACCCATTTAGTGAAACTTATTAATAGGATATAATATGTTAGGTAATGATGAACAATATAACAGTATAATACGAAATTATGTAATTGCATTTGGTTCTATTTTCAATGATATAACAATAGTAAGACGCAATTTAGATGATACTATAAAGAAGAGTATTAAAGTGCCGTTATCATATGGTCCAAGTGAAAAATTTATGGCATTAATACATGGTGATGATAAAACTATAGAATTACCAAGGATTGCGTTTGAAATAACATCTATGCAATATGATGGTGAACGTAAATTATCTAAAATTTCTGGATACACTCATAAAGAAACTCCAACGTCAAAAACATTTATAGAACATCCAGTACCATATGATATTGACATTGATTTATTTATAATGGTGAAAAATGCAGATGATGGAACTCAAATACTTGAACAAATATTACCATATTTCACACCAACATTTAATATCCCGATAAAGGAATTAAGCGATAATTCATTAGTACGAGACACACCTTTAGTATTAAATGTCGTTTCATTAGAAGATGATTATGATGGAGATTTTTTCACTAAACGTGCAATTATATGGACTTTAGGATTTACCTTAAAGGGTTATTTGTATGGTAATGCAAAGGAAAAAAAGCTGGTTCGTGGTTCTGGTTCTGGGGTTGGAAATTTAGATTCGGATAATACATCGTATTCCGATCAATCGGTGGCTCCTAAAAACGATGATCAACTGTCGTCTGATGATTATGGATTTGCAGAGGATGTTACAAATTATGAATAAAGTGGAAAAGAAGTTGAATGATGTGTTAGGTATAGACTCATCTTATGATGTTGTTGAAACTAATAAAGATATTATACCTTCAGAAAAAAAAGATGAGATTGTTATTAAAGAGAATTATAATAATACCATTAATACTTTAAACAATTTAATTGAAGTTGGAGAAGATTCTATAGCAACATTATTGTCCGTAGCGAAAGAGACGGAACACCCTAGAGCATTTGAAGTGGTTGGACAATTATTAAAAGTTACTGGTAATCTTAGTAAGGATTTAATAGAATTACAGATGGATATGAAAAGACAAGGTATAAAAAACAAAAAGGAGATTGTTAATAATAATGTGTTCGTTGGAAATACTGCTGATTTTTTATCATTAATAAAAGAGAAGAAGAAGGATATTGATGGAGATTTATAAGCAGAATCCGCGGTTAAAATCTCCAGGCGTTGAAATAGAATGGACTAAAGAACAAACAAAAGAATACATTAAATGTATGGATGATCCAACATATTTTATAAAAAATTATGTTAAAATTATAAATGTAGATAAGGGTCTTGTTCCATTTGAGTTGTATGATTTTCAGGAAAGTATGATAAATACTTTTATGGAATCTAGATTTACTGTTTGTAAAATGGCAAGACAATCAGGTAAATCTATAACATGTATAAGTTATTTTCTCCATCAAATATTATTTACTAAAGATATATCCATTGCCATTTTAGCTAATAAATTATCTACTGCAAGAGAATTGTTGAGTAGATTACAAAGAAGTTATGAAACGTTACCACTTTGGTTACAACAGGGTGTTGTTGTATGGAATAGAACTAATATAGAATTAGAAAATGGTAGTAAAGTTTTAGCATCTGCAACATCTTCTAGTTCAGTACGCGGTAGTTCATTTAATATATTATTTTTAGATGAGTTTGCATTTGTTCCTAATGAAATGGCAGAAGATTTCTTTAGATCGGTTTATCCAACAATATCATCTGGTAATACTAGTAAAGTAATTATAGTATCTACACCATATGGTATGAATCATTTTTATAAATTATGGAATGATTCTATACAAGGTAGAAACGCATATCAAAATTTAGAGGTGCATTGGTCAGAATTGCCAGGTAGAGATTCAACATGGAAACAACTAACAATAAATAATACTTCTGAATTACAATTTCAACAAGAATTTGAGTGTGAATTTTTAGGAAGTTCTAATACCCTAATTAATGGTAGTAAATTGAAGTGTTTATCATATTCCTCTCCAATTAAAAAATTATATGATAATGATTTATTAATATATAATGAACCAATTCCAGATCATATATATTGGTTAACGGTTGATGTGTCTAGGGCTAAAGGAGCAGATTATTCTGCATTTTCTATTATAGATGCAACCGAATTGCCATATATTCAAGTTGCAACATATAGATCAAATGAAATACCACCAATGTTATATCCAAATATAATAAAATTTGCAGCAGATTTATATAATGAAGCATATATATTAGTAGAAATTAATGATATAGGACAACAAATATCAGACATATTATATGAAGAAATGGAATATAATAATATGATAATGACTAAAACTGATGCAAGAAAGGGACAATTTATATCTAATGAGTATGGTAAAAAAGTTAATATAGGAGTTAGAACAACAAAATCAACTAAAAAAACAGGTTGTTATAATTTAAAATCATTGATCGAAGAAGATAAATTAATTATAAATGATTTCAATACCATTGATGAATTATGTTCTTTTATTAGTAAAGGGTTGAAATATGAAGCAGATAGTGGACGTAATGACGATTTAGTGGATACTTTAATATTATTTTCATGGACAACAACCGATCCATATTTTAAAGATTTATCAGATATTAACATTAGAAAGGAAATATATAAAGAACGAATTCAGTATATTGAGGATCAGTTATTGCCATTTGGTTTTATAAATAATACACAACCCAAAGAAATAACTGTAGATAAAAATGGTGATATATGGGGATAGAAATATGATATATTATAAATATTTATATCTAAGATAAATATCCATTAATTATAAAAAAGGAGACGAACAATGGCATTTCAAGTCAGTCCAGGAGTAAATGTAAGAGAGTTTGATTTTAGCACGTCAGTTCCACAAACGGCAACAACATCTGCTGCTATGGTTGGTGATTTTTCGTGGGGTCCTGTTGGTCAAGCAACAACAATCGCAACAGTTGACGAATTAAAATTAGTGTTTGGTAAACCAACAGAATCTAATTATAAACCGTTTTTCACAGCAAGTAATTTTTTAAATTACGCTCAAAGTTTAAAAGTTGTTCGTTCAGTCGGAGTAAATGCAGTAAATGCCATTTCAGGAACATTGGCAACAGCAACAGATACATTAGCAGTATATTCAACTGATGCATCTTCAGAATTACCATTTAAAAATAGAAGTAATACACAAGACCAATATGCAAAAGATTGGGGAAATGGTGGGTCATATCCATTAGGAGAATTAGTCGGGGCTTTAACTAATGAACCATTGGACCATACTACTCCAGGAACATGGCAATTAAACGCACATATCCCTGTGGATTGGTTAGGTAATTATTCATCGTTCAGTTCAAATGTCAGAGATGATATTGACGATTTAATTACATTAAAGGTCATATCCGGCGCCAATACAATTGATTTGCCATTTAATCATTTAAGTCGTGGGTGGATTAAACAAGTAACTGCTACATCACCATTTAAAACAGATTTTGTATTTGGTGGACCACTTAGCGATAATGCTGACGGCACAGGCCGAATAACTATACCACCAACGTTTGTTTTAGATACATCAGTTGGTAAACCAACTTTAGATGTATTATTGGGGTTCACTTCTGAATCAGGTGTAAGCAACAATAATAATTTACAATCAGCGTGGTCATCTTTACAATCGATTGTTAACGGTGTCACACCCAACGCTATGGCGGATTGGGGCAGTCAAACCTACAAAGATTTTTTGAAAGAAAGTTTTGACTATTATTACCCATCTGTTGGTTATTCATTATTTGTCGGTGGATTTAACTTATCAACTGCCTCTGACGCGAATTATCTTAGAATTAGAAGTTCAGATAGTGCAGTTGCTGATTTTAGAATACCTCTAACCGTTACGGCATCCGGTTTAGTATCGACAGTTACAATTAATCATACCGGTAACATTTTAGATAATGCTGATGGTGTTATCGATTCTTTACCTGATGGTCACAATGCTGGCAGTTATGTAGTTACTACTGAATCTGATTGGCAGTTTGATTCATCAAATACAATCTCTTCTGTAACAGTTACTTCGGAAGCACGTAATACATTTCGTTTGGCAGATGGATTAACACCTAATGGAACGGCTATAGTTGTCACAGTAGATGGTGTTGAGGTAAATGAAACTGCTGGGTATTCTATATATCCTACTGTGCTAGGATATTCGGAACTTTATTTAGGAGAATTAATAACGGGTACTACTCCGTTATCGTTACACGTAACAGGTGTTCCATTTAGTTATATAGATTCCAATCCGGTACAAATGTTAACAGAAGAACAAGCGTTAAGTTATTCAGGTGGTGATGGAGCAAATGGAGTTTTTGCTGCTAGATATCCAGGAGAATTTGGTAATAGAATAAAAGTTACTATGTTAGATAGTGCCACATATTTAAATGATGCTCTTGGTAATTCATTATCGATATTACCAACAGATGACAACGACATTGCAGTTATAATTGAAGTGTTTAAAGATGATAAACAAAATGTTGTAGAAAATTTTGAAATTTTTGATAATTTGACTAAATCTCAAGTAGTTCCTGGGACTGAAAATAGAAATTTTATTGATTTTATTAATGCGAATTCATCATATATATATGCACTACAAGTACCTTCTGGATTTAAAGAAGCTGGTGCATTCCCTACTAATTTTGTATGGAAGAATGATTTAATCACAATTGATGGAGTTACTAAAGAAGTTTATATGTCATTAGATTCTAGTAATACTTCTTATGTTTTGTCTGGTGGTACTACAGAATCACCAACAGTATCAGAACTTATTAGTAGTTTTGATGTGATTTCGAATCCTGAACAAATTGAATATTCTATGATATTAAGTGGTGGTTATCATTTGATAGGGGATTCATATACTAATGTTATTCGTCATAGTATAGAATTGTCAAATACACGTCAAGATTGTGTTACTATTTTTTCTGCACCAGAAAGTGTATATGCAACTAAAGATATAAATAATGTTGTGGCATGGTATGATGCGGTAGGTATATCTACTTCTTATGCCGTTGCAGACTCTAATTATAAACGACAATATGATGTATATAATGATAAATATCGTTGGGTACCATTTTGTGGAGATATGGGTGGTGTTTTCTCTAGAACGGATACAGATAAAGATCCATGGTTTTCTCCTGCAGGATTTAATAGAGGAACTATTAAGAATGTAGTTAAATTATATATGGATTTTACTAAGATAGATAGAGATAAGTTATATTTAAAATCTATCAATCCTATAGTATAA